TCTATGTAGACCTTCGTCTCAATCAATCCCACCGCTGTACTCTCCGCGCCCGGTTCAGGTACGGCAATAGCTCGTTCGCCAGACGGTAAGCGTCAGCCTCACGGCCCAACATCGCTCCGACGTGCAAATGAATACTGACAGGCGCGTCCGCACCACCACCCAGCGGCGGCGTAATCATCCCCCATGCGCCGCCCATCTGCGCTAACTCCTCATTGATTCCACGCAAACCAAGCTCGAACGGCGTCGGGCTGCCTGGCTGGAAATCGCCCAAATCCATGTCTGCCAGCGTTCTCAGTTTGTCAATCACGCCTTGCAATTGCTTATTGAGCGCAGCGGCTGCGCTTGTCGTTGGTTCAAGCGCGTCGGACACAAACGATGTGAAGCTGCCAGTTGCAGTGGTGATGGAATTCGGTATATCCGTCCCCAGCAATGTGTTTGCCACGCCGATATTGAGATTGAGTTGCGTCACAAAGAAGTCATTGACGACGGTCAATTGCGGCATCAACGTCGTCTGCAATATCTCAGCCAGCACCTGCACGTCCTGAGCCATGACCGCGTAGCCGCTGCCCGCAATACCGCCCTCTGCGCCTGGCGCAGCAGCGGTTGCGCCAGGAACGCCTGTTGGAACAGCCAACCCAGTCACTGGCAGGCCCATTTGCTGGGCGGCGTAAGCCTCGCCCCCCACAACAGCTTTTTCCAACCCAGTCTCGCGTTCCATTGCCGCCGCCGCCTGTTGCCAGTCAATCGTCACCACACCAGCGCTGTAGTCGAGCTTGTACGGCTCCGGCAATTTTGGTAGCGGCACGTCCTTAATCAATTGTGCTAGATGCAGATAATCAACCTCTGTCTTCCGCGCGGCCTGGCCCATTAGCCCCATAGCGTTTAACGTGTTCATCTGCAGTTCGCGCATTGACTCCTGCATCGTGTCAACCGCTGAATTCCACTGCGACTCGACGTAATGCCAGTCCTTAACGAACTGCTCCTCCGGGATTAGCCCTTCGGCCAGCCTCGCCTTCAGAACAGCAAAGTTCCTTGCGAACTCCTCAACCGTTGTCGGCGCGTTGCTCCAAGCCGCGCCCCAGTTCTGCGCATCTATCGCCCCAGCCGCGATAAGCTGGTTCGCATAAGCGAGGCAATCGACCAGCTCGCTCGATGCGGTAACCGACTGATGTGCCGCCTCGCCCAGCACTCCATACGAGTCTCCTGCAGCTTCCACCCCCTTCTCGACGTCAGCGATATGCTGCGCCATCGCCTGCAGTTCAGCCTTGTTCTGAACCTCCTGCTCATGCAACTTCTCCTGCTCGGCCTTCAGTCGTTCGTATTCCTCAATCGTCTTTTGCGCTTCTTCGTGTTCTAGCTGCCAAGCGTCCTGCAGCATCCTGACCATAAGCTCGCCGCGCTCAATGTCTTGCGCCAAATCCGGCTGTGTCGCCTTGAGTTCTTCTCGCGCTTGCTTTTCTAGCGCGTCGCCAAGTGAACCGATAGCTTTTTCGGCGTCTTCCGTCGGGTAAGTAACCTCTAGCAGTATTTGCTTAACAGTCGGCTCCGGCCCCTTGCGAACTTCTTCCAGTAAGTCGGTCGCTTTTTGTAGCTCGTCCAACCCCTTTACGCTAACGTCTAGCACGGTAGAAACGACCGGTACGGTAAGTTCGGCGAATCTGGTTTTCAGGTCAGTCCACTTCGCCTCTAACTGTTCATACTGCGAAGCCTCATCAGCCACGACGCCCCCGGCCTCGACTATCATCCGCTGCCCTTGCTCAATGACCTGTGCCATCAGCTCGGCTTTGCTAGTGTTCTCATCCATCTTCAGGCCAACGATGCCCAGGTTGTCCAGAATGAGCGGCGATTTACGCCCGATCCCTGTGACGATGTTGTCCCACGCCTGCGTGGTGGAAATGCCCATCGCCCGCGCGCGGAACGCGGCGACTTCCATGAGTTTGCCCAATTGCTCGGCGTTCGCCCCTAAGCCCAGCATCATGGCGCGGTTTGCGCCGAGGATGAGGTTGGTTTCGGAGATAGCCCCTTGCGAGGCCTGCTTTAATGTGTCTAGAATGGCCTGGCTGTTACCCTGATAGGCATCAGCTAATTGCTCAAACGATTCCTTGAGACGCAACGACTGTGCGCCCAGCTTCGCCATCTCGTAGCCAGTTTGCGCCAGTTCTTTTGCGCCCCAGGCGGCGAATGCCGCGCCGACAGCCTTCAGGCCGCCGGCCAACCCGCGCATACTGCTCTGTACGGATTTGACGCCCTGGTCAAATTTACGTGTGTCTAGCGAGACTTCGCCGACCAGACTTGCGTCTGCCCGTCGTGCCATGTCGTTTCTCCCGTATCAGATTCTCAGCGGCGATACATTGAAGATGCGCCGAGACCACCGCCCAGTCCTGTTCTGCCAGTTCCGCTGGTGTGCAGTGATAGACATCACGGCACAGAAACAACTCCAGATACTCATCTGGCAGCGGGTGACGGGTCGGTTCAATCAACCATGCCGCCACCCGCGTTTTCAGTTTGGGCCAGCATCATTAGATTTGAACACCAGGCCAAACTGCGTCAGGATAAACTCAATTTCCTGGTCAGTAAGCTGTTCACGGCTCTCTTCGTCATGCGGCAACGGCAATGGCTGGTCATCCCAGTCCGTCCAGTTCCACTCCACGACACGCTGAAGCAAAACGTCCACGTTGACGCCTGCCTTGCGTTCGGCGAACGTGAGCGGCTTAATGACCATATAGGCCCCGTCGCCTTGCACCGCACGGCAATCAACCCGCTTCAGTTGCCTGGCCATTACACCGTGCCCTTAGTGACGTATGGTGTCTTGAACACAGCGGTCAGGACAATGGGGTCGGCACTATCCGCTTCTGCGCCAGGGTCATTCACGCTGACCCATTTGCCCGCGTTGCTGGTGTATTTGTACGAACCAGAACCGCCCCCCGTTGGCGACCAACGGATGTAGTACGTCGAGTTCGAGTCAATTGCGGAGCGTATCGTACCATACGGCACAGTGCCCGACTCATTGTACAGAACCTCGATATTGATTTCTCGAACCGCCAGCTTGCCCGTGGTGACCTCGCCTTTATCGCTACCAAAGACAAACACCTCGCCATCGTTGCGCACCATCTCGCCGGGGTCAACGCTGGTGGCGTAGCCTGAGATGTCGTACCAGGTGATGTTGTCTGGCGAAATCTCCAGTTTACACGCATTACCTACAATCGCTGTCATTGTCTACCTCCTACGGCAATCTCAATATTGCCAATGTGATGTTGCCATCAATAATGTCTATTGTGAAATCTACGTTGCCATCCGCGGCGTTGGCGTAAACTGGATTAAATGGCCCGATGTATTTCGCTGTGCCACTCACCACCGAGCCAGTGATGTCTTCCAGCGCATAGCCACCGACCGTACCTGGTATGGTGATGGTGTAGTTCAATGTGTCGGTATAAGCGTTGTTTATGTAGATAAACTCACGCCCTGTGTTATTGAACTCATACGCTGTGTCTGTAGCCGTTACCGGCGTCACTACCAGGCCAGTGGTGGTGATGGTCTGTGGCGTCAACGTCACCGCGTAGGCCACCCCACCCAGTATCACCAACAGCCAAATTGCCATCGCCAAAATTGCCCATCGCTTCATGTCACTCTCCCCACGATAATTTCATAAACGCCTCCTACATGCCAGGCTACCGTCCCATCGGCCAGTGTTTCCTGGTATTCAATATCCCCTACGCGGTGACAGTGCAACCAAGACCAACCTGACAATGACAGATTGCTGTCAGTGAGCACTGCGTCAACCGCATCGGCCAGTTGCTGCGCGCGCCTTTTGCTCATGCCGCCGTCCACCGCTTTGACCACGTACCGTTGCAACCGCGCGGCGCGCGCATTGAACGAGTAACGGTCACTGTCGCTGATAGGCTGTTTGAACAGCACCACGAACGGATAGGCCGTGTCTATGTCGCCCGCGCCGTAGCAGATTTCAGTGGCTATTGCCATAACTGCGGCATCACCCTGCAACGCCGTGACTACCGCTCGCTCAATCTCGTTCATCGCACCCGCTCTCTCGCCAGGCCAATCAACTTATCCACTTCACGCTTGAACCCATCTCGCTCTTCATCAAAGCTTGGCCTGAAAAACGGTCGTGGGGCCATGCGTGATGTACCATACTCCAGGCATGAGCTATATTCCGCGCCAACGGTAACCTCATGCAGCATGGGCCGCACGCGGTCGCTGGCAATGCTGTTGACCAGATTGCCCGTATCGGTTGCCGGCGCTTCGCCTGGTGCGCTGGCCTGATGCTCGACTTTGCCGTGACGGTAAATGCGCCCCGTTTTCGGTGGCGATTGGATTTTGATCTTCGCCCGCGTCTCGATGTTTTTCGCTGCTTTGTTGCATATCTGGTCAGCTAACTTCTCCAACGCCGCTGGCAACGCCACCAGGCGTCTGTCATCAAGCCGCACCTTGACCGTCATTTTACCCTCGCACAGTAAGCCCGTTTCGCCATGATCCACGACTCATTTTCGTTCGTACCGACCACCCGATACTCGACACCATCCGCGACAATCTTGTCATAAACGTTCACGTCGGCGTAGTATGGCAGAGTAATGACCCAGCCAGATTGCGCCCCTAGCTTCTCAGCGTAGCGCGTTGCATCCTCTGCAGACATCGGCATAACCCGACAGGATTCCGCTGTTCCATCATCCCACTGTTCATACTTTCCACCCTGACCGTCGCCAATCATACTGCGCACGTAAATCGTGCAGGTCTCAGCCAGGATGTCCTCTATCGCCTCACGCATCTGTGCCAGTTCGGTATCGGTCAACATCTGTCACTCCGAAGGATTTACATCAGTCCGCACAAAATGCGCGCGATGTAATACACCCCGCCCACGGTTTTGTCCCGCCCGGCTGCGCATCTGTTTCTCCATGACCACCGCGTGGTCAAACAGAGCCTGACGGTCAAACTGTTGACCATCGCTGCTGAAACTGTACGCTGTCGAGTAGAATGATTGCCGCGCCAACCATACATCCGCCGCTGCACTGTACAGGTCGTAGCTACGGGCGGTGAGGTAGTAAGCCGTTCCCGCCTGGTCTGTGGTGAATACGATACGACCCTCGCCATAATCCGCCGTGTAGTCCGCAGTGCCGGCCAGGTCACCCGCCGACGTGCGCACGGCCCAGTACGCTGTGCCGCTGGTGGCTCCCTCAAAATCTCGGTAACCAGCGTAACAGGTATGATATTCAACCGTACCGCCACTGATAATGTCCGGTTGCCAAACCAGAGGCTCATTTACCAGGTAGGTGACGTTCTGGTCAAGAATGTCCTGCAGGTGGTCGTTTGAGAAATAGTTCTCGCCGTTCAGCGTAAAATCGCTTTGCCCGGCCTGCGTCAACATGCGCAACCGCGCTATCAGGTTCAACATGCCCGCTCTAGCCATAGAATTCCCTCACTGCCTGAATGACCTGATCTTGCTCTGATTCCAACATATCGCTGTACAACGGCAATGTGACCAGGCGTTGCCACTCTCGCTCCGCTACAGGCGGCGTCGGTTGATTGAACAGTGCATAATGCGTCAGCGGCTCGTAATGCACGCCACACGAGATGCCCCGTTCGGTCAGGTAATCAATCAACGCATCACGTTCATCCGCCGCGACGCGGATGACGAACAGATGCCATTGGTGGCGGTAATGCTCAACAGGCAAACCCACCGGACATGTACACAACGCCAGCTGATAGCGACGTGCTAGAGCGCGCCGCCGGGCCAACAGCGCATCGTAGCGTTCCAGTTGTGCCAGAGCGATGCTGGCCGCAACGTCGTTCCAGTGGCACTTATAGCCCAACTCACGCACCTCGTACCGCCAGGCGTATTGGCGGCCATTGCGTTGCCAGGTGTCGCGGTCAATGCCACACCACCGCAACCGACGCAGACGGTCAGCCGTTGCATCGTCATTGAGCACAATTGCCCCGCCATCAGGCGAGGCAATCGGCTTGACGGGATGAAACGACAAGCAGATGTAATCGCCGTAGGCCGGGCCGAGCGGCGCATGGGCCGCATCCTGAATCACCGTCAATGGCGTATCAGGCCGCGCCACAAAAGCAGGATACCCCGCGAAATCTACAGGGATAACCGCTTTGGTGCGTTCCGTCACCAGCAATTGCGCCGCCGGCCAGTCAATGGTCAATGTGTCAGGTCGCACGTCGGCGAATACCGGCGTCGCTCCACAGTACAGCACCGCCAACGCTGTGGAGATGAATGTCAATGCGGGCACGATGACCTCATCGCCTAGCCCGATACCCGCCGCCAGACAGGAGAGATGTAACGCCGCTGTCGCTGAATTCACTGTTACGGCGTGTTGCCGCGCATACGCCTTCGCCAACAATTCCTCGAATTCTCGACAACGTGGCCCGTTGCCCCACCAGCCACTACGCAGAGCCTCGACGACCATGTGCTCCTCTAAACCTGAGGGAGCAGGTTTAAGCACTGGTATCGGCATTCAACAGCCTCCAGGTTTCGTAACTGATTTCGTAGAACACAGTCCGCCGCCCATTGACCTCACGGCTCTGTCCCTCAATCAGCGTCAGGCCCAACGACTCATACAACGCCAGGATAGGGCGATTATCGTCAAACGCTTCAATCCAGATGCGATTGAGGCGTAAAATCTCAAACCCGTACCATAGAGTGCGTTGCACAGCAGTTCGCGCGTAGCCACGACCCCGTTGCTCAGGGTCAATGTAAATGCGGCCAAACTCCGCCTCACGCTTTTTCACGTCAACCGTCAATGAGCACATACCCACTGGTTGGCCGTCCGCTTCAATCATATAAACCAGGTCGTGCGGCTTGCGCGTCGCCATGAAAAGGTGGTGCGTATCTGGCGTGACGACATCGGTATTGAAAAACAGCGTCCGCGCATCAGGCTGATTGCGCCACCAAACCACCAAAGCAGTGTCCTGGTCTGAATCCGTCATCATCCGCAATCGCAAGTCCACCATTTCC